TGCGGCGTGCCCTATGCCGTCGAGCACCGCGCCTGGGCCGAGCCGATCGCCAAGGTCGCGACCGCGCTCGAGCGCGCCGCCGCCGCCGTCACCGCGAATCCCGCGCGATCCAACCGCGCCATCGCCAAGGAAATTGGCGTGAGCGATCAGACCGTTAGACGCGCTCGCCGGCAGTTCGAGGATTTTGGGAGCGATGTCGCACTCGATCACGCACCCCCGAAGTAGGAGTGGGCGTAGATGCCACGCCGCATCAATTGCTCGCACAACATCACGCTGGAATGCTTTACCCGCGAGGAGTTCTGCGCGGCCCACCGCATTGGGCGGACCATGTACCACGAGCTGCGAAAGTCGGGGAAGGGCCCGGTCGAGATGCGCATCGGCGCCAAGATTTTGATCACCAAGGAATCGGCCGCGCGTTGGCGTGCTGCGCGCGATACCGAAGCCAATGAGTTCGCGAACTCCTCCGGATGAGAACCCGGCGCGCAAGGAGCGAGCGAGGGAGACCAGCCCGTTGACCGGACGGCGCGCCGGTAGGGCTGGTCTCCACCACCCAGGTCCAGAAATTTGAGATGGGACACGCTGCCCGGGCGCCTTCCATTTTATGCAATCGCTAGGTAATATGACGGAGTCGAGTAAACGTGAGTCGCGCCCCTTCCAATTTCCGCCAGAGCGATGTCACCAAGGCAATCAATGCTGCCAAGGCGTCGGGACTCCCGATTGCCAGGGTGGAGATCGATCCGAAGACCGCAAAAATTGCGGTGATCGTTGGGGAGCCCATAGCGAACGAAGCAACCCCCGAGCCGAACCCGTGGCATGGCGCCCGCGTAGTGCTCCCGAAAAGGCAGAAGCGAAAAGATGCGTAGCCAGCTGATCAATCTCAAATACGTTTATGCGCAGATCATCCGTAAGAACGGACTCGTCTATAACTACCATCGCTTCCGGCGCCCCGGATACCCGATCGCTGTGTTGCCAGGACTGCCGGGATCGCCAGAATTCATGGCCGCCTATCATGCCGCACAAGCTGGCGCGCCATTACCATCGGCCCCGATTGGCGCCTCTCGTAGCAAGCCGGGTTCGTTGGCGGCTCTTATCGCGTCCTATTTGGAAAAGGGCATCTTGGAACTTGGGGCGGAGGGCACGCGTCGGCAACGGCGCGCCATCGTGCAGCGCTTCCGCGATCAGCACGGCGACAAGCCTGTGGCGCAGATGGACCGCAAGTTCGTCGATGCGTTAGTGCTGGATTTGCGGCTCGAGAATTCACCACACGTTGCCAACAATTGGTTGAAGGCTATTCGCCATCTGATGGAGTACGCAAGGCGTCTCGGCTATTGCGAGATCAACCCATGCGAGGGCGTCAAGTGCAAGGTCCCGACTTCAGATGGCCATGCCTGCTGGATGGAAGAGCAGATCGCGCAATTCGAGGCGTTTCATCCTATCGGCAGCCGCGCACGACTGGCCTTCGCGCTGGCAATTTATACCGGCCAGCGGCGCCAGGATATCGTGCGAATGGGCCGGCAGCACATCAAGGATGGCGTCATGACGGTGCACCAACTCAAGCGCACGGGTGGCCGGGCAGAAGGCGTGACCGTGCATATTCCGCTGCATCCGGAATTGGTAAAGATCATCGACGCGTCCAACGTATCGGACCGCATGATCTTCCTGCTGACCGATACAGGCCGGCAATTCGCCGAAGAATATTTCACCAACTGGTTTGCCGGGGAGTGCGCCAAAGCCGGACTGCCCAAGGGTCTGACAGTGCATGGACTGCGCAAGGCGTTCTGCGTGCGCATGGTGCACGCTGGCTGTAAGCCGCACGAGATTGCCGCGCTGTCCGGACACCTCACGCTCAAGGAAATCGAGCGCTACACCAAGGCGTACGACAAGGAGCGTGCTGGTGCGGCAGGCATGGCCAGACTGATCGCGAGTGAAGAACAAAAGTCGATCAAAAAGTGCTAAACTCGAAATCGGGTTTAGCAATTTCGTCAAAAAGTCTTTTAAAATCAATGGTGGAAGAGGCGTTAGATAACCCGGATCAGAGTATTCAATATGAACAATATCAACAACTTACAAGTGGCTAACCGCGCTCGCGGCGCATTGTAGCATAAGGGTTTTTCCGGCGAATGGCTAAAAAAATATCATGGCTCCGAGGCGGGGGTCGATCAGCGACGTCGCCCCGACCGCGCCACTGAATGAGGAAGCGGCTATCATCGCAACACCGATGCAGGTCGACTTCTTGAGGCGGTCGATCAAGGCGTACATTTAGCGGCTATTGGTGATTTTCGCGAGCTTGCGGAGCATCTTGACCGCGTCGAACCCGATCGCTGTGGCAAGGGCGAGGAACTCGATCACATGAATTGGCCGTTGCCCGGTTTCCAATTTGGTGACCCATGACTGAGATCGCCGCAGACACTTGGCGACATCGGCCTGATTCAACCCCTTGGCCTCACGCTCTGCCCGGAGCCACTTGGCCAGACACTTGTGTCGTTTGGTTGCTATCGTCTTCACCCTGAGAATATGAAACTCAGCGCAACGATATTCCAAAACGGAATAATTTGCATATTCCAATTCCACACATACAATTATGCGAATAGATGGAAACCCTGATACCGATGCATTACCGTTGCATTAACTTCGCGCTTGACAAACGATTGTCACGCAATCGATATACAGCCTGACGGTTTGTCCAAAAAATAGCGACCTTCTGCACCTTGACGGAAGCACCCGCAAATGCCGTTCACCCGGCAGATCGGCCAGCTCGTCGGCATGACACGGCGTGGCAAGGGGGTCACGCAGGCGCGCCTCGGTGAGCGGCTCGGCCTCACGCAGCAGCAAATTCATCGGTACGAAAAGGGCGACGACCATATCTCGGCCAGCCGGCTGCATGAGATCGCGCTGGCGTTAGAGGTCGATACTGGTAGGTTTTTCCCGCCCCGCCCCGGCGCCGGTGCAGAGACCACCAGCACCGACAACAACAGCCTGGAGGACAGACTTCTGCTCGCATTCGCGAGCATTCGCGGCAAAGATCGTCGTGTGCAAGTGGTCGATATGATCGAGACCTACGCCAGGAAACAAATGAGCGATGCCAGCCGGTACAAACAACTATTTTGTTGGTGATCGAAACGATGACCGACCACAATGCCGCGACCTTGATGAGGTAAGCCATGAAAATCTGGGCAAAGACGAAAGAGTTCTTTGAAGGTAAGTTTTTGGTGGTTGTGCCGCATTGGCCTCAGATCGACCGCAAGCTCGATGTGCTGATCGAGCGGGTCGACACTTTGACCGGGCGCGTATTGGCATTGGAAAACATGGTCGGTTTCTTGGTGTCGCAGAGCGCGATTGGACGCATGGACAAGATCGAGCAGAGGTTGGAACGAATCGAACGGCGACCGACCACAATGCCGCGACCTTGACCATGGTGCTTGCTGACAGCCATCCCCGCAAGTGCGGCGGCTGCACGCTGTGCTGCAAGCTGCTGCCAATGTCGCCCGATCTTTATCCGCCCGAGCGCGTGGCCGAGGTGGTCGACGGCATGATCGAGGCCGGGTGGGCGAGGCCATCTGACTTTGCCGGCATGGTGAACGAGTGGGCGAAGCCGGCCGGCGAGCCGTGCAAGCACCAGCGACATCACAAAGGGTGCGCCATCTATTCGCAGCGACCGTTCTGCTGCCGGAACTGGTCGTGCCGCTGGCTCACCGGCGACGACACCGCCGACCTGCGCCGCCCCGATCGCTCGCGCTACGTCATCGATCTCGTTCCCGATTTCATCACGCTGCGGCCCAATGACGGCAGCGAGCCCGCCAACATCGAGGTGGTGCAGGTCTGGTGCGATCCGCATGAGCCGGACGCGTGGCGCGATCCCGCGCTGCTGGCCTACATCGAGCGCCGCGCCGCCGCGGGCATTGCCGCGCTTGTCCGCTTCGACAACAAGCGCGCGATCACCGTGTTCGCCCCGGCGATCTCGGAGGACGGCCAATGGCACGAGGTGCACCGCAGCGAGCTGCGGCCGCAGCATGTCGGCGCCGAGCTGGTCGCGGGCTTGGCGGCTACCCGCAAGGTCAAGGTGCGATGAGGCGGATAACTGGGGGCCCACCATGACGGTTGACCGTGAGATGCGCGCCGGCTCCATAATTTGTCTGCCGGCGCATCCTCTGATGTTTGCCGACAACGTGCTTGCGGTATGCTGCCATTGCGGGCGCAAGGTACAGCATCGTCCTTACGTGCCGCGCGAGGTCCGCAAGCTTTGTGCGCAATGCGGCGTGGCCGCGATCGAGCAAGACCCGGAGTCGGAAGTCCTTGTCACCAAGCGCCAACGGCGCGACCTTGCCGCCCTCCTGAAGCGGCAACGGCAGTAAGGCGTGATCGGCCTGACGCCGGCGCGCCAAGGTCAAGGTGGAGTGAGCAGATGGCGCACTTGCGGTTAAAGCCTGGGATTGCAGCCAAGCTTACATGGAGTCGACCCGACTCTCGCATCGCACCGTTCTGCTCGCACTGCTTCCGGCATATCCCCGACGACAGTATTCCGCTGATGGTGTGGGACCACAAAGGCGCGTGCGTGGAGTTCTGCGATGACTGCGTGGAAAAATGCTTCGAGGAGGATCGATGAATCGAAACGCTGGAGGGTGAACATGCGATCGAGCGACGCAAAGTTGTCTGCTGCGCTTCGCGAGGCCGGCCTGACCGAGTTGGCTGCGCGCGCCCACGCGGGCGAGTTCAACGAATTCTTCGGCGAGTACGCCGCCCCCATGTTGTTGCTCGCCGACTTGCTGCACAAGGTCGGCACATCAGCCGCATTGGCCGTGCGCGCACGCTTGATCAACGGCGAGTTTGACGCCGGCAAAGACGAAAGCGAGGAATGGGCGCAAAGCGAGGAAGGCCAGGACGCGATGCGGCGGCTGGTGGACAGGAAGTAGGTCTGCGACATCTGCGGCTTGAGCATCATAGTCACGACAGCAGGCCGCGCTCGGTCAAGCTGCGGTGCAAAGGACACTGAGCACAAAAAAAGAAGGGCCGCTTGCGCGGCCCCAGTTTGGGGAAACGGACGGGGAGGACCGTCCGGCGTTTTATCGGGGGCTGCGGCGGTCCAGCTCAGCCTGCAGCAACATCGCGATGGCATCCTCCTTTCATTTGATAATGACCTTGGCGAAGTACGGCGGGAGAGTTTGGTTCTGGTCGAACTCGATCCGCACCAGCTGCTGTCGTTCGACGGGGGCCAAGGTCTTCTGAAACTCCTTCGGCAGTGCCCCGGCAATGTTGCTGATCTTTGCGATGGTGCCGGCCAGGGCCCCATTGACCACACCGCCGCCGGCATCGACCTTGACCTTGTCGCCGACCTTGAGCTGGTAGAGCCGGTCAATCGGAAAGAAGGCGAGGACGTAGCGATGCTCGCCGACCAGTTCGATCAGCGGCTCGCCCTCGCGCACTACCGCCCCCGGGCCGACCTTGATCACACTGACCACGCCGTCGATGGGCGAGCGCATGTTGCCGGCGTCGAATGAGTTCTGCAGGTCAAGCAGCGCCATGTCGGTCTGTCGCGAGGCTTCAACCACCATCGTGATCTGTTCGCTAAGTGCCTGCTTCTCGGCCTGTAATGCGGCGAGGTCCTGCTTACCCCGGAACATCTGGTCGACCGCCGTCGTGCGCGTGATGGTCGGCGTGTTGCCCTTCTCAGCCGAGGCCCCAAGCTGGGCCGCACCTTCGGTCGCGACCTTCTCGCGCAGCTCAGCCGCGGTCAGCAATGAATTTTGCATCTGAAGCCGGGTGCTGTTCTCCGCCAATTTGGCGGTCAGTGATGCGGAACTGATCGTCAGTCGCGCGCTCACTTCTGTGATTCGGGTCGATGTGACGCGAGCAACAACGTCCCCCCGTTTGACCGACTGTCCTTCTTCCACCAGCACCTGCTTAACAGTGACGGTGTACTCGGGCGCGACCGCAGCAGGATCGCCGACCACCAGACCCTCGCTGTGAATGTAGACCCAGCCGCCGGTTATGGAACTGCCGATCCATGTAAAGAGGCTAAGCAAGCCGCTGATGTAGAACCACCGGACGAATGTACGCTTCATGTCAGCCGCCAGCGCTGGGCCTTCGGGACATAGTCGTCATGGCGCGTGATCGAGAATGCCAGCTCGGCCGCCAGCGCGAACACCCGCAGCGGGCGCAGCACGAACGTCTGCTCGATGATGTAGAGCGGCACGTAGGGGACCAGTCGCAGCGGCAAGCCGACCAATAGAACGATGATCCCGTCGAGAACCGCCAGACCGAGCATCACGGCGCCCAAAATCACGAAGGCCGTGGCACCGACCTTGGTCCATATCCACCACACATAGACCGGGAATACCAACTGCAGCACGACGGAGAACACCAGCACGTCGAGGCTCGTGACGAGATTGCTACCCGTCAGGTTGCGCGCGAACGGGTTAACCATCCCGCCGAACTTGAACAGCCAGATCGTGATGATCGAGGCGTCCCAGCGCAACCGTTGGAGCGTAAGCCCGGTGATATCCTCGGGCACGTTGGTCGAAGCGTAGGCATTGCCGGCATAGCGCAGCTTCCAACCGGCGCGCCGCAACTTCATAGCCAAGGCTGCATCTTCCGCAACCTCGACATCCAGCCCGCCGACCGCGGTGAGGGCTTCGCGTCGGAACACACCGCCGGCCCCCGACACATTTGGCAAAATGCCGAAGGCATCCGAGCACATGCGCCCAGCCGTGAACTGAACCGCATACTCGATGGCTTGCAGCCGCGTGATGAGCGAAACATGCGCGTTGCGGACCCGCAGGTTGAGGCCGACGCCGGCCACGTCCGGGTCCAGAAAATACGGTTTCACGGTCGCGATCGCCTCGGGCGCCAGCGTGGTGTCGGCATCGCAAATCACCACCAGATCGCCGGTGCAGTGCGCCAGCGCCTTGTTCACCGAAGTCGGCTTGCCCTGACGCTCCTCGTTGCGCAGAACGATTACGCCCAGCGACGGCAGCACCAGCCTGGTGTCGTCCTCGGAACCGTCATCGACCGCAACGATCTCTTCGACCCCGGCTGCCCGCAAAGCGCCAACACAGGCAGCGACTGTCTTTTCCTCGTTGTAGCAAGAGACCACCGCGCTGACCTGGAAGCTGGTCTGCCCCTGCGGATAGCGGCCGGGCGCAATCGCGACCACAAAGGTCGACAGCAAGTAGCGCGGCACGTCCATGATGATCATGAGCCAGAACAGCAGCACCAGCTCGCCGGAGCCCAACGCTAAGAGCATATCGAGCGGGGCGCTCATTCAACCACCTCGAACGGTGCCTCTGGATAAGCGTCCATGCGCGAGATCAAGTTGCACTGCGAGATCGTGTAAATCCTGAGAACATACTTACCGACGGGCAGTGGCGGGTGGTCCATGACCGACACCGTCCGAATGACATCGCTGGTGCCCTGGGTGATGATCCCAATAAGCGAATCCCGGTAGCCGATGAACTCGGTCTCGTTGCCTTCCTTGATTGCCGAGCCTTCGACCCCGTGCCGCTCTAGCACTTCCACCGCAGCCTGCTTGTCCTTGTACACGATGAAACGTTGCACGTCGGTCCTGCACGGCTTGTTGCGCCGGAACACCGCCAGGTACTTGAGCTGCTCGCCGGGCTTGATCTTGCTTTCAAACAACTCCAACCGCATCGGCTCCACAGGCGGAATGAAGAAGTCCGAAGCCAGGTACGAAAACACGATGGTCATGGCAAAGAAGTACACCGCCAGCGAGGCCAGGAAGAACCTGGCGACCATGTGACCGATGATGCCAAGGGAAAAGTTCATCGGAACAACTTGACCACGTTGCCACCAACGGACACCAGCCAACCGATGACGGCCCCCGCTCCCATCAGTAGGGCCATTGCCCCGATGCCCTTGTTCATCAGCGAAGAAACCTCCCCCTGTTTCTTCTCCAGTTCATCGACCCGCTTCATGAGACCGCGCTGCCGTTCGACCAGCAGCGTGATCTCGGCTGACGCCGACGCTGAACTGCGCGGCCGACGGCGACCAGCATCATCCTCGCCATCTTCATTCATACACCCGGGCCTGTCTTGACCTTGCCGGTGAGGCTGTCCTTGACCGGGATGTCGGCCTCTTTCGCCACATACACCGGCACGGCGGCCGTCTTCCAGCGCACGAACACCCCCCAAGCCACGCCGGCCACTGACATGGCAGCGCCGACGATCTGCTCGACCACGGCCTGGTCAATGGTGCCACCCATGCCGGCGTGCGTGGCCATCGCCGTGCCGGCACCGACCAGCCCATAGCGCACCAGCATCCAAGGATCCATGGAACGCTCGGTGTGCTTGTCGTCGTCAATGGTCATGACACGAGCTTCCCGTTCACCGTCACGGCCTTTTTTTGTAAATCACGTGCAGATTATGCGAATCCTAATCAATTGCTCGGAACTCAATTTATGCCGGGCCTCGGCCGACTGCACGATGACGTAAAACAACGCGAGCAACGCTATGTTCATGACCACCAGCGCGAGCGCGAGAGGCTGGCTTTTCATGACCTCTATAAAGCCAGTGGCGACCTCGCCGCCAACGTGGTCGTGTTGATGGTGCCGGCGCAGGAAGGTCATGCATGATCCCAGTCATCGGCTATTTCAACTGGATCAAAACCCAGAAGGGTGTCGAGTGCTGATAAGCTCGCGAATGCGCTGCAGAATGTTGATCGCGGACGTTGGCTGTCGCTCCACGAACCCGCCCGCCGTGTCGACGATGACAGCTAATGTGGCGCGCAAAGCCGCATTTTCCTCGTAAAGCCTAAGCGCTTCCATGCGCAGCTCGTGATCTGTCACCATACCGATCTCACTGTTGAGCGCGGTACTCGGGTTCATGATTGCCTCATCACCGGTGGACGATGCGCAGAGTCGGTATGCCGAACGCGAGCGCGACCAACATGTAAAGGGCGATCAGTGCCACGATCAGCAGGTAGATGCGCTGCACGTTCCAATCGATCGGCCAATTGAACCACTTGAACAGCATCACGATGATCGCGCCGATCAGAAGCAGAAAGGCGACGACGATGGCGATGTTGATCACTCCCAGCACGATGCCGCTCAGTGACATGATGGCTCCTCCTATCGCGGAACCGATTGGGGGACGATGCAGGTCGACAGCAGCTGCTGCACTTCCCGTTGCCCCGTGAAGATCATCTCGAACTCGGTCCGGCGCTGATCCTGCGCGAACCGGATGACGACATACAGCATCACCACCATTGCAAGGTTCATCACCACCAGCCCAAGCATGATGGGCTGGCTCTTCATTGCGTCCAGGAAGCCGCCGGCGACCTTCCCGGCTTCCTCGACCGGCCCGGGGTTCACGACCTCTTCTCCCCATTCACCGTCACTGTCACGTCTACTCCAGCCGGCGCCGTGATCGCTACCGTGACCGCCTGCTCGTCCGGCTGTGGCGGGATCGGCTGCGGCACCTCGCTGCCAGGCGCGAGGATATCCGCAATGTCGGTGCAGATCGTATCGAACTTGGCATTGTAGATTCCAACATCGGCCGAGCTATCCACGAAGCACACCTCGACGAGAATCGCTGGCATAGCCGTATTGTTCAAGAAGAACAGGTCCGTGCGTTTTTTGGGACCACGGTCTATGAGACCGCTTAACGAGATCGCCTCGGCCATGTCATCAGCCAGCACCTGCTGGGTCAGATACAGACACTCAGTGCCCACCGGCTTCGACGTCTCAGCATTCGCATTGAAGTGGATCGACACGTCGAGATCGCGCTGCTGCGCGTTGTGGTAGTTCACGATCTTGTTCAGGTTCTCGCTCGACGTCGTGGACGTCATGTCAATGAACGATTTCACATCGATAGCGCGCGAGCGCAGCACTTCGGTCACGCGATTGACCACGCGCACGTTCTCGTCGAACTCGTCGATGATGCCGACCGCGCCGCGGCACCTCGCGCTATGGCCGGCTGAGATAACGATGCTTCTGTAACCCACTGGTTGCTCCCCTTCGGCTGGATATTCCACCGTCACCTCGTCATCGGTCTGGATGCCAAGCGCCTCCATGAGGCCGGGCGATATATCGGCGATGCGGCCAGTGTTGGAGTTGGGTCCCCAGTCAGCAGGCGCCGCCAGGAACGTCTTGCCGGTCTTGGTTGCCGTGACCCGCGCCAGATGCTCGAGCAGTGACGGCTTGGGATATTGATCGTAGTCCCACCGGCAGGCGACGTAGTATTCGTCGGGGTCGAGCCGCCGCGCCAGCCCAGTAGTCCCAGGCGGCTGCGTCGGCAAGAATAAGTCCGGTGCGTCAGCCACGTCGTAAATGAACGCGAGGCCCTCGTCGGGCGCGACCCCGGTGTCCTGCGGACCTCCGAACCATGAGCACTTGCCGGTCAGATGCACGATGTCACCTTAACAATGCTGCGAACAGGATCAAGCCCACCAGAACAACAGCGCCGACGGCCAGCAGCATAAGCAGCCAGCGCGGGTTGCTATTGAAGTCGCTCATCTTCAGAGGCTCGTGGAAAAGTTTACATTCAGCGTGTCGCCGTTGACGACCGCCTTATCGCCGGTCGTGAACGTCCCGGCTGACCACAGCGTCCCGCCGGTGTTGTCCTTGGTGGCGGATGCGCCCGAGCCGTAGCAGAGGAACGCACCCTTCACGGTCCCCGTCGATGTGATCGCGAACGACAGTGCCGCCGACAGTGCCTTTGATCCCGATGCCGCGGCCGACCAGACCGCGGTCTTGCGATTACCGGAATACGTTGGTGCGTTCGTGCCGCCGGCCTCCAGCCATCCTGCATGCGACGCCATCGTGTCGCTGGCCGAGACTGCCGAGTAGGAAGTCGACGAGATCAGGCCCATGAACGGCCCGGTCACGGTGTAAGCCGACCCGGCAAGGAAGGTATCTAGCGCCAGGTTCTTGCCGACGGTCGCGACCACGTTCTCGATCGTGTCGCGCCATTTGAGCCTGCCGTCTGCGCCAATACATTCGACCTCGTAACGGCCGTGCGCCTCGGCATGCTCACCGATGCCACTCCCACGTATCACGGATGCGTCGTTATGCTCGCACGCCTGCGCGCTTTCCTCAGTCATGGATTTCCCCTTAAGTTGTCGGTCGCGATCATGGGGTCCAATTACCAAACCCCGATGGCGCAGCGGTGGCGTATGCGGAGGCCCCGAAATTTCCCGTCCAAGCACTGTGTATGGCGCCGGCAGTACCAAAACCCACAGCCGGATCAAAAGCCCCGGATTGGAAAGTAACCCCCCCGGCGCCGGTTGCCGGGTTGGCGGCAGGGTCGCCATTCCAATTGCCCGAGCCTTTACGGATCCAACCCAGATGGGCAGTTAAATCGACCGCAATGCCGATAATATTGCCAGCACTGATAGTACCTATCGTCTTTCCCGAAGCAGCACCATTGCCCCAAACATTGCCCGATCCGGTATACGCCGCCAAACAATTGCTGCCGACACCGATTAAATCCGTAAAGCTACCAGTCGACAACAAAACTCCGACGCCATTGCCAGTGCTGAAAGTTGCATCACATGTGATCTCAAAATAATATTTCCCTGCTGACTTGGCGTGCAGTACGCGCGCCCCCGAATTGGCAGTGGTATTGCTATGTGTTGCCGTCAGGTTGCTGTTCGACAGCGTTGTGTTGACGGTCGTGCCGGGATCGAACGCAATGGCACCAGTCGCGGCATCGGAGACATCGGCCGCGGTCGCCGCTTCAACGACGTCGACCGCGTAAACGGCGGGAATGCCGGCATCAAGGGTATCGGCCGCACTCGCCGCCTCGATCATGATCTCGCCGAGGAAGGCGTCGACAGTTTCGTTTACCGAGGCCGGGTCGTCGACCAGAGTGGCAAAGACGATATTCCCGGTCCCCAGCGTATCCACTGCCGCAGCAGCCTCGGCGAGCTCGGCCGTGATCGCCGCCCGCCGGTGCAGCAGACTGACGTTACAGACAAGCATCTTTTTTTTACCCAGTCCGCCGCATAGAATTAGAGCGCTGGTGAGAAAGAGCAAGAACCGCCAGAGCTTCCAGAATTCTTATCTTCTGGTTCAGGATTTGTGTTGATAAGGCCCGATAACTGTTGCACCCAAAGTTTTCCGTCGTCATTCGAAACATAGGTAACGGGTCCAGTACGTCTATCTTCGTCCTGCCAGCCGACAGCCACGATATGTCCCCTGCCGCCACAGACGGAATACACGACTGGCATCGGTGGGTTAAGGTCCGTCGGCGGCTTGCCGTCCGTCCCACCCAATGTTGCGCCACTACCACTCGCTTTCACCGCCACATACGATTCCTTGCCTTCCGTCGTAACGTACTCCGCGTGTTGGTCTACGCTGAAGCTCACGACAAAGAGAACACCAGGGCCGGGTTTTGTCGTCAGTGTCGTATCTGCAACGCGAAGACGGTCCCCTGGCTTGAAGTCCACCGGCGTGGTGTCGACTTCCGGCCAACGGTACCCTTCAAATGGAGCAAATAATTCACGGCGCTCTGAATAAACTTGTGAAAATTGAATGGTCCCGCTCCGGTCATTCCAGGAGCCGCTATACATGCGATCTTCCCAATAAATGTCAGCACCTACACTGAAAAAAACCCACGCGCCCACACAGAATGTTTGTGAAGCCGGGTGATACGCAACCGCGTTGCAGATCCCTGTAGCGACATGACCGCCAGCCCCGGTAATGGGATTTGGCGGCGTTAAAATGAATTGCTGTAGCGGAATGCCACCATCGTTCCAGCTCTGGCCGCCATCGTATGAAACACCTGCGGCCGGTTCCGTGCCATATGCCCTGGCATAACCAGGACCGGCCCAGTCTGTAACCGAGACGTCCCCTGCTGCAACAGTTGCGGATCGGTCCGAAACTCGCCCGCCAACACAGCAAAACAAGCCAAGTCCCGACTGTGACCTACCTGATTCCCATTTCTCTCCGTCTCCTGATGTGCCGCCCAACCAGGACACCTGAAGGTCATCCGGGGAACCAACATCCGGCAAGTCGGTCACTATCTGGAAGAGGATGTTCCCGGCGAAACTGAACACCCCGCCCCACTGCACATTGTAGATGCGCGTCAGTATGTCTTGGGAATACGGCCCGGTATTTTGATTTGCCGCCATCAAATATCAGTTCGCAGGAACGGCAGCGTTACCGACAGATCGGCCGGCCCGGCGTTGTCGGATTGCGTTACCCGCAGCGCGTAGCGGTCACCCTCGGCAAAGTCCACGGTGGCCGGAATGCTGAAGGAGCCCGCCTGCCCGCCATCGGTATCGATGTCGCCGCCGGCGGCAAACGTCACAGTCCCGATCTCGACCCGGTTCCGCTCGATCGACAGGACGATATCGGTCGCCCCAGTCCCATCGTTGCCGGCCTCGAGATAGGCGAAGCAGTGGGCATCCCCGCTCACCAGCCGCATCGTCCGAGTGGCGATGCCTTGAAACAGCAGTTCGTCCGGCTCGCGCTGGATGCTGCCGGGCATGAAGATGATGGCATCGAAGTTGACGTCGTAGAGCGGCATCCAGAACTGGTAGAGCGGATTATTGTCGGTGCTGTCGTCGGTCGCATTCGGATCGAAGACCGCCGGCAGCGGCGGCGTCGTGTGATCGACGAGGACCTGGAACATGCCCAGGCCGCGCACCGAGATCAGTTGCCCGCGAGTATAGGGCGTGCTGTTGAGCCATTGCCCGACATAGGTCAGCGTCGCGATCGGCAGCTCGATGACCTGGGTCGTGCCATCGGTGAACAGGATCGTCATGCTGTTCGGCGAAGAGCTGATGCTTTCGATCTGCTTGCCTTCGTCGAGTGCCGCGTTGAGCTCGACGATCCGCTGATCGACATCGTAGAAATTGCCGTCGACCTGCGCAGCGCTGATCGGAACGCCAGTGCCGGCGCCCCAAGCGCCGGTCGTGACATAGACGATCGTCACTGCATCAAATCCTTTTCCAGCGTCTATTTATTTTCACGCGTCACATCCTTTTCGAGCGTCTCGACATTGTCGAGTTTCGGAGGCTCGGCGAAGTGGAGTTTTTGCGGTCCATCCGGGAATTCCAGCCTAACCCGTGACAGCCTTTCGAGATCGACATAAGTGCTCTTGTCGACGTTGCCCTTCTCGTCCACCCGGTAAACCCGTTGCTTGTCGAACTGCCGCTTAGTTTCCGTCACTGGCGCGTTGCTCGAATAGCTGACGCTGAAGCTATACGGCAGGTCGAGGACCTGACCGCCGCCGCCGCTGATAACGGCGATGCCCTTCTCCGGATCATCTTGCGGCGGCAAGACTCGCGTCGAGGCCGGCCGGATATTTGGTAACACCATGGGTCGAACGACGACCTCGAAACCAGCCATCAAACCGCCTCCAGGTCATAGCCGATCGGGATCTTCAGGTCGGTGACCTGCACGTCGTAATCGCTGGAGAACTCGCGAGTCATGCTCTTGAGCTTGAAGGTCGCGCGGGTCTCTACTTGCTTGAGAGCATTTCTGATTGCTTCGGAACGTGCCTGCACCGCCGCCTGCAATTGCTGCTGCTCCTCGTCGGTGATGAACGGTTTGAAAATCGGTGCGGCGTTCCGGAATCCCGAATGAGTAAAGACATAATCGGCCTGCACGGACGCGGGGTTCTCGACCACCAGCGGCTGATCGATGACATCCTCGGCCCGCAACACGGAGGTGAAGTCGAGCCCGTCATCATTCGGATTGGAACTGGGCGGCTGGTATCCAACCGAAGTATCGAGCAGGACGGTCCTTCCGGTGAATTGCTGATAATCGGCGCCGGTATAGTCAATGCTGCAATAGGTCGGCGTCCCGTCTGCGGTCACAACCGAACCGCCGCGACCGATGGCGCAGCCAATGCGGGCTTCGCACTGCAGCCGGCCATCCGATCCATTCAGTGCAATCGAATAGCCGATGATCTTGCCCAGCGCCTCGCCGACGCGCGGCTCGATCAAGGATGCATTCTTGCGCAACGTGATCTCGGGCATGCGCGCGAGCTTGGGAGCAAAGGCGATCTCCACCACCCGCGCCCGCTTCAGCAAGTGTGCGCGCGCCAATGCGATCAGATGCTCGAGGCTTCGATTGCCGCGCTCGGTCGCAATGTAAGAGCGCCGCCGCAGATCGCCGATCGGCACCTCGGCGCCGAGCGGTTCGCTCAGGTTGACAGATTTGACGTCATCGATCCGCAGCGCCTCACCATCCTCTGGATCGGTCAGAATATGCTGCACGTCAGCCATCAGCGAGAACGACACGCGCTCCGTGCATGGCCGGTTGGCTGAATAGCCCGCCGTCAGGCTGACCGTCGTGAAATGCAACGGCAGCGCGGCGGCAACCGCCGTATATTGGCGGCTCAGCGATGTGCTCGAGCCTGATTCCCCCGGTATGCCGAACACCGCCTGCACCTTGCCAAGCGTCACACTGCTCCGGTCGCTGGTCACCATCCGCGGCCAGGACAGATAGGATGGCGCGACGGTGTAACTCTCCGTCTCTGATATCGTTGTGTGCGTGCTCGACGGACCAAACCATGACGTGTCGGGAAAGATGACCGTAATGTCGGAACCCGTGGTCTTGCTCTTGACCGACAGATCATAGGGCGTCGAGGCGGATGCTTCGGCGACCACCCAGCCATCGCCGATCGTGGCTCCGGCCTTTGGCCAACCGTCGGACGTCAAGCTATACGACGTGATATAGTTGCGGCCACCGTCTGGCCAATTCCGGCACAGATAGTCGCTCAGGTCGACTCGTCCCTGCGCCTGTTGCGTCCAGGCATACTCAGCGACAATATCGACCCGCGACAGCGGCCCGCTGGTGAGTGTGAGGCTGAGGCCGTCATATAAAACCTTGCCGTCCTCGCTGACACCGTCGAACTCGACCAGCCCATCCTCGCCGTCGATCTCGTCCGAGACCGTCAGGACATGCGTCTCGCGGTCGTAGTGCCAGATCTTGCTGTAGCCTTCCAAGACCACCTCCGGATCGGTGCGCCGCGCCTTGTCGATCACCACCTCGTCGTAATAGGGCAGCACCCGCAGCGTCTGCGCCAGCGCTTCCTTCTGAGCCACCAGGTCGATCGGCCGCGCCACGAATTCCAGCGTCACCAGTTCCTCGAATATGCTGGTCGGCACCCCAACAAGCCGGCCACGAAACTTGACCAGGTCGGGCCCGCAGTCGAGCGCGAACCAGCACCAGATTTTGCGGCCGGGACCGAGCAAACCGATCGCAATGCCCGCCTCGTTGCGCGGGCGCCGAACCGCGAGGGTGAGGGAGGCAGGGTCGCCCTCGTCCTGCTTGAGCGTGAACGAAAATACGCTCTCGTCCCAACGCATATGCTCGGGCAAGAACGCCGTCTCGCCCGGATCGATCCAGGCGAAATAGGGCATCCCCGCTGGCATCAGACGATCTCTCGCTGCTCGGCCTCGAGCATCCACGCTATTTCTGCCGACCATTCATCGCGGGACGTATTCCAGGCCGTGACCTTCGCGAGAATGGTCAGCACATCGCCGGTCGTATTGGCGGCACCCAGGCCGGGAATGCAAGTGATGGTGATGTCCTGCCCCGGCCACACATCCGTGAGCTCCGGCGCCTCATGGTCAGTACACGTAATCGAAACTTTGTATTGTCGAAACTGCGCCACCGAAATATCTGCGAGTTCGCCGCGGCAGTCGCGCGCCACGTTCTTGGCCTGGTCGATCGGCGCCAGCGTCATCGTGATCCCGCGCACTGCAAATTGCGAGAAGTCAACGCCATCGATTGCGAGCAGCGTATAGGCAGGCGTTGTCATTCATACGTCCTTGACAGGCCGATGGAGGCGAGCGCACGGTTCCGATGCGGTCGCCAGCCTCGTGATGAAACCCACTGCACCGATGCGGCTGCAGAGCCCGGCCAGTGCATACCTGATGCCCATCACGGCGGTGCCGGGCTCCCCTTCTTCAACTGTATCTGCTCGGCTTCCTGCCGCCGCTTCGGACCTGCGCCATCGCTGCGGCCTTGCGCAGTTCATCGACAACGGCGGACGACGCACGCAGGCCGGTTATCTCGGGCAGGCCTGGAAAGTTGATGGTGACGTTGTTCATGGTGCCACCGCCTGCGAAGGCGGGGATCGAGAGCGTCGGCGCCACCAGGCCGCCCAAGGCAAACCCGCGCATGCCGTCGAGGATGTCGCGCAGGTTGCCGCCCGAGTGGCGCAAGGCCTCGAGGAAGACGAGGACGCCCGGCTGGGCCACCGCCCGTGCCGGCGTGATGTACTCACCACGTGAAACCCAAGCGAGATTGCTGTCGCTCGTGCCGGTACCGCGACCGCCGAGCAATCCGCCACCCGCGAAGCTACCGCCAGTGGCGCCCGCTGGCGCCGCGGCTGCCCCGCCGCCGAAGCCCAGCTTCGCGACCATCGCGTTCCACATATCGACGATCCACTGCCAGGCACTCGCGACCGGCGTCGTCACGAACGCCGTAATGGCAGCCATGGCTTGATCGGCCGCACTCTGCAGCGATGCGACGACACTGGTGAATGTATCGACGATCCATTGCCAGGCGCTGCTGACCGGCGTGGTGACCCAGGCATCGAGCAAAGCCTTGGCCGTGCTGAAGATCGCAGAGAGGACCTCCGGCAAACGCATCCAACCTTGAACGATCTGCCCCAGCGTCGTCATGAGCTGCGAGCCGAGCATGTTGAACGACTCGACGACCTGCGCGGCGAACTCCACGACACGCGCGGTGATGTTGTCGATCGCCGTCGTGGCGCTCGCGGCCGCGCCCGAGAAGATCGTCGATGCCCACGCCTGCTTGAGCCGCTCCCACGCGCTCGCAAGCCGCTGGCTGCTCTCGTTCATCTGCTCGAACGTCGTCGCCGTCTGCGGGCTGATCAGCACGCCGGCCGCTTTTATCTTCTCGAACAGATTGTCGATCTTCGTCACTTCAACGCCGTAACGACGCACGCGGTCGACGTCGGTCTCAGAGAAGCCAAGCGCCGCGCCGATTTTGAACGCATCCTCCTTCGGCAAGTTCGCGATGATCTTGAGCAGCGACTTGCCGACGTCGCCGCCGGCATTGGCGACATCCTGCAGGACGACCTTGATGGCGGTGAGCTTGGTCTCGGCCGTCACCAGACTGTCGAACGCAAACAGTGTTGGCGGCGATGGCGTGGCTCCCAGCGCCGCGATCTGCGACATCAGCACCACGATGTTTGTCAGATTGTTCGCGGCAGCCTTGGCGCTGTCCTCGCGCGCCTTCGCCAATCTCTTCTCGGCGTCCGCAAGATCGTCGGTCTTTTTTGCCACTTCGAGCAGACGCTCGACCTCTTGCACGCGACGCTCGGCGTCGCCAGAGAATGCGCTCTTCGCAATCTGCACCTGGAGCAACGCTTTCTCGGCCTCGAGCAGTTCGATGGTCGCACCGCGAATCTTGTTGGCCGATGCCTCGAACGCCTCGCCGGGCTTGAAGCCCTCCAGCTCCTTGGCGATGTTGGCAATCACGCTACGGAATTTCTCCGCCGAGATGCCGATTTGTCCGAACGCCTGCTGCCCGACCTGCAGATCGGTGAACGACTGGCCGATATCGCGCGTCTTCGTCGCCAGGTGATCGAGCGTATCCGACAGCCGCGCATCGTCGAACGCGATCCGCTCGAGCGCCGCGGCAAGGATGCCGAGACCGGCGACCGCGGCGCCGATCGCGCCGACGAACACGCTGCCCAGACTGAGCGCGAACGTGCCGACAGCAGCCGCCGCTGTGACTGCCTGCACGCCCAGGGCTGCCGTTGCCGTACCGGCCGAGGCGACGCTCGCCGCCGCCGAGCCGACCGCGGCGCCGGTGCGCACCACGTTGAGCGCAAGGTTCGCATACGAGGTTGACGACTTCTCCGCCGCGTCGCCGGTCTTGGCGATGCCCTCGGCCGCCTTGGCGCTTTCCTCCGCGGCCTTGCCGAGCCCTTCGCCGGCTGCGGTGGCGGCCTCGCCGACTTGCTCCAGCGGAGGCGCCGTCTTCGCGGATGCTTGCGTCAGATCCCCGAACGCCGCGACCAGGCCGTCGACGGCCTTCTGAGTTTGCGGATCGATCTGCGCTTTCGATGCAGCATCCTCGATCTGCGCGAATGCCGACGACGCAGCCTTGGCCAGCGCCTCGAGCTGCTTGCGGATGTCGTCGCCACCCTCGATGCTGATCCTCTGACTTATCGTCGCCATGAATGCTCAGTCCCCGATCCGTTGTTCGTAGAACTCGCCGACACGCTCGGCGGCCAGTTTGAAGATGCGAGCGATATCGAGCCGCTTGCGTAGCGTCACGGTGCGCACGCCGACGAACAACGGCCCCATCTCCCGCTTGGCAGCATCGAATAGTAGTGGAGGCTTACCGCGCACATTCACGGACACGAGCCTGCCTGGATACTGCCGCGGGGAACGAACTCCCGCCTTGTCCCCGAGCGGCAGCCACAACAGAGGCCGCCCTCGAATGGTGGCGCCGGTTTCAAATACTCCGGCAAACGGTATGGCGTCGAAGACAATCGCCGCCGGGTCGCCGCTCTGCTTGTTGGGATAAAACCTCGAGCGCACCGCCTGTTGCCATCGCGCGGGGAACCCAGCGCCGGCCACGTTTGCCCGCCCCTCTGCGATCGCCAGGGCTGCAGCGTCCTGTACCGCACCAGCCTTGGCCTCGTCGATTTGCTTTTTGAGCTCTTTGAGCCACCGCTCAAAGATCGCTTCCTCCGCCGAGAAAACGAGCCTCATCCGCCGCCCCGATGGCACGAAAAGTCAAATATTTGGCGCAATGCAGCAAGTCCTCCGCCAAAAGATATATTGCCAGGTCATTGCGGCACCGTTAGTGTTCCTGACGGTTGTCATCGAGAAGGAAGAACTGTGTTTAAATTCGTCTGCTGGATATGGGGCATTGGGTTGGCGCTTGGAACGGCATCGCTATTGGCGATGCCTGCACCGTCAACTCTAAGCGACCGTGATCGGTTAGCAGAGCAGTTAGTGAACAGGCTCACCACCCTGGATTACAGGCAACTCGCGCCAGGGCCATGCAGTCTCGCGGGGCCTGCGTGCGGGGCAATCCACAGGAATATCCTTGAGCTGGTGGCGTCTATTCGCGAAGCTAAAGCCAGCGGCAACGATGCAAAGCTGAAGCATATCGCTCGTGGGGTGGATGAAATCGAAACCAAGATGGATCCACTTCTGCGGAGCATAGAAGAGATCGACGCCAAGATAGTCAAAACTTTTCGCCCAATTCCTTAAGCGTCTTCTCGATCGCATTCTTGTCGCCCTGCGCGCCGATGGCCGTGATCGCGAGATCGTTGGCCCGCTCCATGCGGTCGAGCTGCTCGCCGAATTCGAGATAGGCTGCGATCTGGCGCGGCGTCAGCATCATTGCAGCGTCGGGCGCGAACCCTCGTCGGATGACGGCGACGACGGCGAGCGCGAATTCTTCAAGCGCACCTTGACGGTCTTCTTTGCTCCTTCGCCCGCCCCGCCGCCGATGAGGCCGGTCAGTTCCTGCACGAAGGAGCCGATCCCGTTTGGGAATGTCAGCCCGAAAATCGCCTTGAGAAATTTCATCTGATGCTCTGGCAATAGCTTAGCCGCGTGCTGCTCATACTTCTCGTCGGCGATGTGTCCGCAGCCGGCCGCGATGATGGGCCCGACCGCCGCGCCGCATCCCTCGATCAGGCGCGGGACGATGTCGCCGCCGTTGATCAGTGATTTCAGCTCGGGAAACCGCGCGATGATGGACGCGATGGCGTCGACCGAGATCCCGCGCACCGTGACGCGCACGCTATCGATCCAAACGGCCTCGCTGGCCGTCGACGGTGCGATGTCCAATAGGTCAGCCATTGCTCCTCCTTACGCCGTGGCGTTTTCATCGCGGACGGTGAAGACGCCGAAGTTGCCGTCGTCACCCTTCTGCACCTCGGCTTCGATCTCCAAGGTCGAGAAGGCGTCTGCGTCAGTGATGAAGCTGAAGTCGCCGGTCGGATTGACCGAGGCGCGGCCTTCGTAGTCGACCTGCTGGCCGATGTCGTTGGTGCCGACAACCCTGAACACGCCGGCGGTCTCAGTCTTCTTGAAGGCCGACACGGTGACATTGCCATCGGTGTCCGTGCCCTTCTCGCCGAGAGTGAAGATGGCCAGGTTGTCGCCGTTGATCTCATCGAGCGTGATCTTGATGGTCGCTCCCGTTTGCGTAATCGCCGTGAAGTCCTTGGTCTTGACGCCCTCGCGGGACGAGAAGTGTTCTTTCTTCTCGATCGTCGGCGTCCACACAAAGCTCGGCGCGTTGCCGAGATCGACGAAGTCAGCCGCGCCGTCCTCTTTGAAGGAAACGATACCTTTGCCGATGTGATAGTTTTGGATGCTGGGTGAAGCGGGCATGGCTTTATAGCTCCTCTATCTTGAGTGAATATTTGAACATGAACTGCGCGCGCAGCGCGCCTTGCAGCGAGCGGCCCCAACCGAGATCGGTCTGACATCCGAGATATCGGATCGCGCCGTTGCCGAACCGCCCGGTCTTGACGATCTGCTCGTTGAGCTCGGTGTCGGTCAGCACCCGCCGGATCAGCTCCCGCCGCAAGGTCGTCAGGTCCGACCCGACCGCGTCGGCCTGCTCCGCGATGACGATCTCGGGCTGCATGCGCACCACGGTCGGCCGGCTGGAAGGCCGCATCGACAAGTCCGAGGCGTCGTCGGTTTCCTCGTCGCCGTCGAACACCAGCGCCGCCGGCAACTGGTCTTCCGGAATGTCGACGTTGTTGCGTTGCGCCGAGCGGATATTCGGAATGCTGGCGACCACCGCGAGCAGCCGCACCAGGATGTCCTCGCGGACGTCGATCACGGCAGCACTGCTTCTTTCAACAAGAAACGAACCTCGCCGCAGTTCTCGCCCATCGGGCTGCCGCGAAATTCATACGAGCGCACGGTCCAGGACCGGCCGTTAAAGGCCAGCGTCGCGTCCATGTAGTCATCGCGCGAAATGCCCTTGCCTGTAAGCTCGTAGATGCGAGCAAAGGCACCCGGCCCGACGCTGCGCACTTCCGCGACTGTAGCCGCAGTCAGGATAGGCAGCACCTTCGGCCGCGTGTCGTCGATGACCGTAATCTCGACCGCAGTGCCGCCGGCAATCGTCATCGTCGCCGGCACGCCGAGCTCTGCATAGACAGGATCGTAGAGCAGCGCGCTGTAATCGATGGCCATCGCGCTAGATCAGCTTCTGCACCGCAGTTTCGACCGCGCCCTGCAGGGCCGTATCGCTAACCGCGACGCCGTCCGTTTGAACAGACGCATCCCAAACTACGGTCGGGATGACTTGCGCTGTCGCCCCTTCAGGGTTGACCAGAGTGGTCATGCTCCACTTGTATCTTGTTGGGTGCGCCGGCACGCTCGGTGCCTCATCCGCGATATAGCTCGCAAATTTTGCGCACGCCACTGTCACTCGCCCGCGAAAATCCTGGTCCCTCATCAGCTCGAACGTCTCCTCATAGGTCATATCTATCCCCGTTGTCTTTGTTCAAGCGCCTCGATGCGGTCGAGAGCACCGGCAAACGCTGATGCCAACAGCTCGACAGCCAGCCAAAGACGGTTGTGCATCTCGCCAAGCGATCGCTCGCCATGCGTCCATTGATCAGGCCTCGGCATCCCTGGCAGCGCCTCATCGCTCAACATTTTGGTGACGTACTGTCGCGGATCGCGCGGGTCAAAGTCGGTGAGCATCTCGACAAAACGATGCGCCAGTTCATTCTTACCGGTCGGGCTCAGCGCATCCCACTGCGCGAGGTCGACACGGCCGTGCTTGGCATGCTGCGTCCCAAAACACGTCAGTAGCGAGCCGTCGTCGTAGATGTTCTGCGCGTTGATGCTTCCAGGCCCGCCGTCGGCCCCCGAAGTAGGAGTACCCCACACGAGCGAGCCGCTTCCTGCGACATACCCCCGCTGCAGGGAATTCGTCAGAAACGCGATAGGAGCATCAGCCTCTTGCATAATGTTAAGGGAATTGATCCCGCCATACGAGCTGTAATTCGATGAACCCAGGAATACGTAAGCGAGAACACCCGCGTTGTTCCTGAACCGAATGGATGCTGTTGCGTTGCCGGCCGCATTGGGATTTTCTAGATAAAATCCGGCATTCCCTGCAACGTTCTGCAATGTTGAGATATAGCCGCCGACATTGATGTTGCCGCCGACACCCAGCCCACCCGCGACGGTCAGCGCGCCAGTGGTCGGCGAGGTGGAGGCGGTGGTCGATTGCAGCACCAGCGCGCCAGCACTACTGATGGTCAAATTGCCAGCCAACGTTCCACCGGCCAGCGGCAGATAGTTTGCAGCCTTGGTGACGACGAAGGCGGTCGTCGCTATCGACGTGTCGTTGTCGCCAGCCGTTGGCGTTGGCGCCGTTGGATTGCCTGTCAATGCCGGCGAGGCCAGCGGCGCGTAGGCTGACAGATCAATCGACAGCGTGGTGCCGACCAACGACAACGGCGCGTTGGCAGTGACAACGCCGGCCGGGCCTTGCGGTCCCTGTGGACCGGGGACTGTCGAATCGGCGCCGGCAGGACCAGTGGGGCCTGGGTCACCCTGCGGGCCTTGCGGACCTTGCGATCCGCTGGCGCCCGGCATGCCTGGAAGGCCTTGCGGACCTTGAGGGCCGACTGCTCCGGGATCGCCTTGTGGCCCCTGCGGCCCCTCTGGCCCAGGTGGGCCCTCAGGTCCAGGCGGCCCTGCCGTCTCGTCACCGCCGCCGCCGCCGCCAGCGCCACCGGGAACGGCGCGGCGATCGACATATTGCTTCGTCGCCACTTCCATCGACTGTGATGGGTCTCGCGCAACTGTAAGCGTGCCGTCATCAATCAACATATCGCCGTGGATGAGCGGACCGACGATTTCCGGCTTGCGCTGCCTGACGAGTGGGCCTTCGCCGGTGCTGGGGCCAGTCGGCCCCTCCGGCCCAGGCGGACCCTGCGGACCAGCCGGTCCCGGATCGCCTTGCAATCCCTGCAGGCCACGTTTGCCAGGATGGGCATTCAATGCCCTCCAAAGCACTTTGCGGCTTTGTTCAGTAATCAACTTAGGTTTCCCTTTTGAACGCAAACGTCCCGATGTCCTCGCGGCCGAGCTCGGTCTCGACCGCGCTTTCCGATACCAATTCAAAGCCGCAAGCCTTCATCGCAGTCACGAGCCCGTCGCTGGTAAAATACCAGTAATGCTCATTCGGCCGGAAATGCTTCGAACGCAGCGCATGCTCGGCATCGCAGAAGATCGGCAACGACAGGAACAGCCACTCGCGGCAGTTGGCGAGCAGCGATTGAAAATCCGCCATGTGCTCGAGCACGTCCCATAACGTCATCGCATCAAACGGGATCAGGTACGGGTCGACCAACAACATCTGATCGTCCAGCCACAGCAGGGCGGTTGGATTGACATCGAAGCCGTAGGTCGTTCGTTGCCGCCGTCGTCGTGCCGTGATGAACGCGCCCGAGCCGATGCCGACATCGATCAGCGTCCCGCGGAAATGCCGCTCGACAAAGTCGCAACGGGCCCGCATCAAGGCGCGCCCGAGATTGGTCTGCGCATTGCGGGCGTAACGATCGAAATATTCCTTGTCGTAAGGCCCGGCAATCTGGACCGGGTAGAACCCGATGCCAAGCTGCGGCCACCATGTCAGGCGGCCAGCCGAAAACTGCGCGACCAGCGACGGAACTGCCCGACCGGGTCCGTGATCCTCTTGTCGCAGTTGTGCAGCATATTCGTGCATTGGCAGAAAGCCTCCGGCATTGCAAAGCCGATCTGGCTCAGGTCGAGCCGCGGGTCGGTGATCTTCGCGGGCGCGTTGTGGCCGCCGTGGCCGCCCAACACCACAAAGATTTTCTTCCGCAGGGCCAGCCCCGCCGGCACGATCCAGCCGACACCGCCGACGACGACGTCGGCCTTGCGGACCAGCGTGAGCAACTCGCGCACATTGAGCTCACCGAAGACGAAGTAATGGTGCGCTGGCGGCAGCTCGCCGACCGCCCATTCCTGGCCCGGCTCGAGGTCGGCAACCGCGACCACCGTATGCGTTGCCATCAACTCGGCAGCGATCGCGTTGACGTATTCCGGCCGCGGGTTGCGCGACTCGCCGCGCCATTCCATCCGCACCGTCACCGGCCGCACTACCGCGATCGGACGCTGCCCCGGCAGTGCCGGCGGCGGTCCCATGTCGGGCAGATCGAACAGCGCCGGATCGAAGGCGACCCGCAGCGCCGAATGCCATCGACGCTCGAGCGCTGTGATGATCGAGGCTGCCGTCGTCAGGTCGCTGCCGTAGCAGACCTGGACCTCGCGCATCGGCAACGGCCGCAACCAGCGCTCCGGACGCTGCCGCGCGATGTTCTTCAGCTGGGTGCGCAATTTGCGCTTGCCGAGCACGAACTTGACGTCGAGGTCTTCGTATAATTCCGGCCACGGTGTATCGAGATGGACCTGGTATTCTTTCGCCGCCGCACGCACGAACGGCCGCGCGTAGCAGTTGTCCCCGAGACCCCACATACCGCGGATCAGGACC